TATGGGAAAAGGGCTGTTATATGGGAAAAGGGCTGTTATATGGGAAAAGGGCTGTTATATGGGAAAAGGGCTGTTATATGGGAAAAGGGCTGTTATATGGGAAAAGGGCTGTTATATGGGAAAAGGGAAACAATCTTTTATATCAGCAGATTTTCTGATCTTTATAAGGGGTGCTATATCACACCCCTTCCTTATAATAGGGGGCATGGTAGTTGAGGGCATGGTAGTTGAGGGCATGGTAGTTGAGGGTTAATATGGTAGTTGAGGGTTAATATGGTGGTATATAAAAAAAAAAATTAAAAATATTTGATATAGGGGTTGACAAAGGTAAAAAATGGGAGTATCTTTGAATCATCATAGAGTAAGTTTTTAATAAATAAGGGGTGCAACATAGCACCCCCTTCAAACCACAAAAGGAGAATGAAACCATGAAAAAGACACAAACAACCGACAAAAAAGCAGTTATTGAATTGAATGACACCCTATTAGCCGATACTATGGGAGTAGAAGAAGCCGACATCCAGACCATTAAGAGCTTTCTTAATGGTGGCTCCACACAACTGGGTTACGAAATTGTAAAGAATTGGGTTCAGGCAGGGCGGTTATTTTCCATAATTAAAGAGATTGTAGGAAAAACGGATTTCAACGAATATTGCAATCGTTATATAGGGGTTGAATTGGATAAAAATCAGCGGTCATATGCAATGAGACTCGGAAAACAACCAGAGGAAAAGCTTGAAAATTGGTATATTGTTTCATGTGAAACAGCCACAGGGCCTAAAGCGGTTTTTGAACGCTGGTTTGCTGCAAACCCCGCTGATTGTATAGAACCTTCCTCGCCTAAAGTTTCCGGCGGTAGCAAAGGCACAAAAAAGGCTGTTACGGTTGAAAATGGTGAAGACGGTGAAAGTTCCGCAACATGGTTGAGAGTATCTCAAGCTTATACTCAATTCAATAGACTTGAGGACAAATGCCGTGAAGCAGGAAACATGGGGATAAAAGAAATGCGAGCGTTAATTCTTCTTATGGAAAGCAAGGTTATGGAATTGACAGAGGCATTGAGACTTGAAGAAAAAGCCCTTGCGGTGGAGAAGGAAAGGGAAAATAGGGCAACCAAAAAAGCTTCATAATAACGGATTTTCTGGTCCTTATAAAGGGGTGCTATATCGCACCCCTTTATTATAAGAAAGGGATAATGGGAGTATATGAAGAAAGGATTCATAATGTATAAAATAGGTATGTTCAATCAATGGGAATGGGTAAGGTTAGGTGAAAGTATTTGGATAAGTAAACGGCTTGAAATGTTCGTTTTGAAACGAACGAAAATAGCGGATTAGATTAATTCTATATTATCAGCGGATTTTCTGATCTTCATAAGGGGTGCAATGTAGCACCCCTTTATTATAAGAAAGGAGTGTACTATCATGGGAATGACACAAGGAACGCTTATTCCGGCGTATGGCAGGGATTATGGTAGCAAGGTTGAAGTAATAACCGATTTTAGGGAAGGTAAGGATTTTATATATAATAATATAGCGAGCCCTTATCACAATAAATATTGTAACATTAGGGACTGTGGACCAGGAGAGCTAATAAAGTTAAGGTACGATAAGAAAAGAAAAGTATGTTTTTATACTGTAACTGATAGCGATATTCGTTCGCTTTGAAACGAATGAAACAGTTAAAAAGGAGAAGAATATTATGAAAGATGTTAACGGTTATTGGGTTGATGATAATGGTAATAGATGGCTACAAGGTATATGTACGAAAAACGATGCACGAAAAAAGAGTGGCACTCTAATAAATTGCATAGACTGCACGGATTGCACGAATTGCCTGAATTGCACGGATTGCACGAATTGCCTGAATTGCACGGATTGCACGAATTGCCTGAATTGCACGAATTGCAGGAATTGCCTGAATTGCACGGATTGCACGGACTGCAAGAATTGCACGGACTGCATGGATTGCAGGAATTGTACGTATTGTACGGATTGCACGGACTGCATGGATTGCAAGAGGTGCATGGATTGCAAGAGATGCATGGATTGCAAGAGGTGCGGGGGTTTTAAAGAAAATCCAGAAAGAATTGTTTCTCCGAAAATAGGCTCAAGAAATGACCAAACAACTGTTTATTGGAATAAAGAAAAGGTGACTGTTATTTGTGGTTGTTTTAAAGGGGATATTGAAGAATTTGAAAAGGCTGTTAATACCACACATAAAAACACCAAATATTTAACCATCTACCAAAATTTTATAAATAAAGTAAGACACTATATGAACAGTTAAAAAGGAGAATAATATAATAAATTAAAGGGGTGCGATATCGCACCCCTTTAACCTACTAAGTATACCACCATAATAAATATGATATGGTGGTATACTTAGTAGGTTAACTGTTCCAAAAAAGATTATGCTTTCTCTGAAAAATGACTTGACATTTTTTAAAAACTATAGTATAGTATTAGGCATAGTCGGAAAGGTTTACAGTTAATTTTAACACCACACTAAACAAGGTGTGCAACACAATTAAACAGGAGGGCAGCTATGGGATTCCAGAATAATGAGACACTTTTGGTACACTTCTGTCTCACTCTGTCTCACTCTGTCTCATAGTCCAACTGGAAAGGAAGGGGAAGATGACATCAAGATGAACGTGTGCGATATCGCACACCTTTAAAAAGTTTCGTTCGTTCTGAAACGAACAAAAACAAAAACAAAAACAAAAACCAAAACAAAATGTGAGGAGAGTTAAAATGAGTAAAATGGATCTTAAATTTAATCCGGCAGACAATGCAGCAGTTCTTATTAACGTGGCAATTGAATCCGTAGTACCTAACCCCTACAGAGACATGACTATGTTTCCTTTTCAGCAGTCGAAAATTGACTCGTTGGTTGAGTCAATTCAGAAGACGGGATTCTGGCCTTCTATTATGGCCCGCCCTAAAGGAAACATGGTGGCAGGAGAAGAAGTAAACCAGGCTGAACTGGTGGCTTTAATCGAATCGGGTTATGACTTCAGTAATACTGAATGGGAACAGTCGTTTGCCCATCATAGGAAAGAAGCTTGTAGGGTGTTGGGATTCGATATGGTCCCCATTATTCCAATGGTCATGTCAGATGAGCAGATGCTGCTTAAAATGGCTCTGGAAAATAAAGATGGCTTTGGGGGTAACGTGAACAGTCAGTGTGAAACTGTTCGTCAAACTAAGTCTCATATCGAGAGAATGATTAAGGATTATGATACTTATGAAGATTACCTCAAAGATGCTGGTGATACTCCTTTCTTTGAGACTGCAAAAGCTTTTAAAAATGCCCAGACTCAGGGAGTAGGTTTTCGTCAGGTAAGAAGATTCCTTGGTGAAACTTGGTCTGATATGGATGTTCGGGCGCCTTTTGCAGTTATTAAAGCAGTAGATAAAGAGTTCTTTGCTCAGGAGGATATTGTTCTTGTTCCTAATCTTGGTCTTTTGAATGAACTCTGTTCGCTGGCTGCCGTTATGTATGAAGGTCACACTCCAAAAGGAGAAACCCCTTCAGGAGAAGAAGGGGCGGTAGTAGAACCTGTTCCAGCTCCAAACTGGCCGTTGTACTACAAAAAGAAAATTATCGCCGAAGTAATTCAGCGGATTTCTGCTGATGTTCCTGGGGGTCAGGTTAATACTACTGTTTCGGATATGGCAGGAGCGAGACAAGCTCTGCAAAAACAGGAAGTAAATCCGGCTTCCTATCTCAGAACAAAGAAAGGAAAAACTCCTTTTAATGTGGTAAAAGCCTTGAAGGATGAGTTTATTCTTGAAGGAGAGGGAGCGACTCTTGATAAAAATCTTGCTATAATTGAGGGTTTATCAGAGATTGACGGTCTTGGTGACTGGGAAGGATTCAATGACGCAAAAGAAAGTTTAATTAAAATTGCTGAAAAACTGGCGAAAGGAGAGGCCCTACCAGAAGGAGACGAACCTGTGGTAGATATTAATACTGAACTCCCTCCTACTGGTACGGTATCCGGTATTGAATCAGGTTTTGATGGAGTAGAGGATACTAATATTATTCCAATTGGTCAGTTAACTCAGATGATTGCCGGGGACGCCGAATTAATGTCAAGCAGAATCGAAAGTTTGCTTGGCCGGATTGATGAATTTCAGACTGATGAAATTTATACCATGTCCATGCTGAATCTGCTGGATAGAGTTGCCAGAGTAACTTTTGCTACCATCGGAAAGGAAGCTTTGGTTAATACTTTTAATGCGGTAACAAAATAACCAAATGACAAACTAATACTATTGACTTAATTTGAAGGGGTGTAATATCGCACCCCTTCAAATTGCTAATAAGGAGGACGGGATAATGGGACAAAATAGTGAAGTGAAATGGACTTGTTCAGTATGTGCAGAAGATCGCCCTTGTATTCTTACGTATAAAATAAACCATCCAGAAGACCCGGAAAATCCGGAGGACTGTCCTTTCGGAATAGATATATCTATTTGGGAAAGAATACAAGAGGAGGATTCATGAGATTTTTGAGAAATAGATACACTCAGGAAGAATTTGAAACAATGCCGGTTGACGAATATGGAATCAGGCATTGTTCAAGTGGGGATTATTCGTTAATTAAATCCTTCGGGAAATACTGCTCTTTCGGGGAAGACTGTTCCTTCGGGCAACACTGCTCCTTCGGGACAGGCTGTTCCTTCGGGAAATACTGCTCCTTCGGGACAGGCTGTTCCTTCGGGAAATACTGCTCTTTCGGGCAACACTGCTCCTTCGGGGAAGGCTGCTATTTCGGGGAAGGCTGTTCTTTCGTGGAAGGCTGTTCTTTCGGGAGAGGTTGTTTTTTCGGGGAAGGCTGTTCTTTTTCGTTTTTCCCTATTTGTATATTAAGAGCCAGTCTTGGAAAAGTATCAGACAACTTGACGCTTGAACTCATGAGACGCGACGCATGGTCACATCCTCTTCCGGAACTGTTCGATATTTGGGCTACTAATGGCGGTTGCCCATATAAAGGCGGAAAGGTTGAGAGGTTACACTTTTTCCAAGAAGAAAAAGAATTATGGGAACCAGGACTTCCAACCATGCGAGACAGTGATTTAATTAAGGCTATATGCAATGAGAAAGGATGGAAAATACCATGAAAGAATACAAGAGGAGGAGTTAGATGCTTGACGAAAAACAAATACGAGCTCTGCAAGAGGCAAGTGGTCATTCTATCTTTGGTAGTTCCAGCCTACCAAGGATAGTTTTGTGTCCGGCGTCAGTAGGGGAGGAATTAAAAGCTGGTTTAAAACCTGAATCTATCTACGCTCGAAAAGGTTCAGATTTACACGGATGGATGGAAAAAGCTTTGAAAACTTTACCTGATCCCGTTAAGTATTTGATGTCAAAAAATATATCTATAGAGGATACTTCTTATCTTATAGACTGTATAGAGTATTTTGATTCAGTCATATCTAAACATCCTAAAGGAGAGGATATAACAATTCTTTTAGAGGAACATGGTAGTTTACAAAGTTATGGTCTACCAGAAGTTTATGGAACGATGGATGTTCAAATTAAATCGTCTAAACGAATTGATGTTATTGACTGGAAGTTTGGTCACGGAGTAACTGTATCGGTTAAGGATAATGTACAGTGTATATCTTATCTTGGCATGGCCTATCCTTATACAGAAGAACCGGATAACGATATGCGAAAATTCGTTCATATTGTCCAGCCGCCCAAAAATATATTTGAAGAGGAAGAAATTTCTAACGATAAGTTGTATAATACTATACTTGGAGCTATTACTAATGCTATAAATGAAGCTCGTTCTAATAGTCCTGCATACAACCCTTCAATAAAAGCTTGTAAATTCTGTGGAGCCAATATGAGATGTTTTGCTCGTCATAAATGGCTTCAAGAGCAAGCTAAGGCAGTCCAAACATTAGCAAATGATCCCGCTTACGTATCAAATGAAAAATGGGCTTTATACCTTCAAGCGGCGGAAGCGGTTCAGGATGCCATAAGCAAGATTAAATCTCATGCTATGTCAGAAATTATGGCGGGGAGAAATTTTCCGGGTTATAAGATAGTATGCGGAAGAGCCAATAGAAAGTTTGTGGACGAAGAAAAAGGAAAAGCTTTTATTATCAAGAAACTTGGTAGTAAAGCGTATAAACCATCAGAACTTGTGACTCTTGTACAAGCCGAAAAAATTAATCGCACTTTGAAGAATGACCCTGAATGGGGAGAGTTGATATATACTCCTATAGGTTCACCTTCTTTAGTACCTGTTTCAGAACCGGGAAAAGCTATGGTATATGGAACTAAATCCATTTTTGACTCTATAGCATCCGGTAAAATATAAACAAAGGTGTGTAATGTAGCACCCCTTGTTAACTATGTTCGTTTTAAAACGAACAAACTAATTAAACGTAAGGAGAAAAACGTATGAATGATCTAAGTCCTATCAATTTTGTAACGGATGTCGTAACTTTTAGCTATGTAAAAGTGTTTGCTCCGGAAATGAATCCAAGCGGAGTTCTTAAGTATTCCGCTACTTTGATTCTTCCAAAAAGCAATACTAAAGAAAAGGCAAGATGGGATGCTTGTATAGAAGCAGCTATTAAAGCAGGTATAGCAAAAGGTAAATTCACAGCCAATCAAAAACCCATTCTTAAGCTTCCTATTAGGGATGGGGATGCTGAATTGAAAGTTGAAAAAAGAAAAGGAGACGAGTGGAAAAATTCTTGGTTTATAAACGTAAATAGTGACAACCCTCCTGGGATAACGAAACCGCAAGGTGGTCAGGCCGTTGCCATTATAGATCCGTTAGAATTCTATTCCGGATGTAAAGGCCGAGCCATAGTATCTTTCTTTCCCTTTAAGAATGGGGGAAGTATGGGCGTAGCGGTCGGTCTAAATGGTTGTTATAAAGTGGCTGATGGAGAGCGATTAGATGGTAGAGTTAACGCTGCTTCTGTTTTTAGCCAGTTCGCAGAACAAGATAGCGAAGCAGATGAGAATACAGGAACTTTTGAATAATTAAAGCTACCCGCAAGGTGTGCAATATTGCACACCTTGCTTTAATTGAAAAACTTTTACAGGAAAATGTAACCACCTGAATATGGATAAGTGTAAGACGTGCCAAGCACCGCTACTTTGCCAATGCAAAAGACCCAAAGTTATAAAAATAACTCAGTATTTGTGATTTGAATCAAATAATAGAGCGGATAACCCGCTCATCATTACATTGGCCATTGACAAGGACAAGCCCGTCTTTCTCAGACAAGCGCACGGGAGTTGATCACCCGGATACTGAGATAGATGGCCAATAAAATAATAGAGCGGATAACCCGCTCATCATTACATAGGAGGAACCTTAGTATGGAAGCAAAAAGAATAGGAGTTAGAATAGGAATAACAAAGAACCTTGGCAATTACGAATCTCTGAGAATAGACTATGAGATGGTGGTAGATCTTAACTTAGAAGAAGACAAACCAGGCACGAGTATAGATATGGCAAGAGAGTACTTATTCAGAAAATTAAAAAAAGATCTTACAGAAGCAGAAGGGGGTTTGAAATGGGGGAAATGACCGAAATAAAAAATGCTATTCAGATATCAATGAGTAAGCTGGAAAATCTTATTCGTATAAGAGAAAGTCCTTTAGGCTATGATCCAGAATATACTGATGATCGGATACAACAAATTCTATTGGAATTTTTAGATATGATAGGAGCAGATGCTCTTTCGGAAAAGGTGGTAGAAACTATTAGGAGGACACGATGATTATATCTCCTTTTGATTGTGAAACTCGTTCAGAAGTAGATCTAAATGCCTGTGGTAGATGGCCTTATATGCATGGTATACACGCTGATATAATATGCATAACCTATAGAGAACAATTTAATAGTCTTACTAAAATATGGCGTCCGGGTCTTGAAATCCCGTATATATTTAAGACTAAAGATCAACCTTTTTATATGGCGCATAATATAGGGTTCGATTGGTTAGTCGTTAATGTGTTAGGAAAAAGATATGGTTTCCGGTCCATTCCCACAGAAAAATGTATTGACGTAATGGGGATAGCAGCCAGATATAATCTACCACAGTCCTTAGATAAGTTAGGACAAGCCTTAGGAGTAGTGTTAGGGAAAATGAAAGAGGGCAAGGCTCTCAAAGAATTATTATGCGTCCCTCCTTTTCGAGATCCTAAAAAAGATGATCGTTGGAATTATCAAAAATTAATGGAGTTCTATGCTTATTGTATTAGGGACGTAGATAGTATGTGTGAAATTGTTACTAAACTACCATCGTCTATTTTATCAGCGGATGAGCAGGATATATGGCATAGAATATTCGGGATGAATAATCAAGGTGCGCCTATAGACTATGAATCAGTAGTATGTATAAGTAACTATATAGATTCATATCTTGAAAAGGGGACAAAAGCATTACCGAGACACACCAACGGAAAAGTTACTACAGTACATCAAAATAAAAGAATTATAGAATTTGCGGCTTCCTTAGGATATACTTTGCCTAATATGCAGGAGCCAACAGTAACACAAGCAATTGAAGAACTCGAAAAAGGGGTGCAACATTGCACACCTTTAGTAAAAGTATTAAAACTCCGTCAGTTATTAGGAGGAGCAGCTATCAAGAAGTATAAACGTCTATTGAATATGACGTTTAATGGTAGAATTATGGATAATATGAAATATTATGGGGCTAATACCGGACGTGTAACCGGAGGAGGTTTTCAATTTTTAAATCTACCAAGGGCAAAAACAGATGATCCTGACATATTAATTAGTAAATTTAAGGATGGGTCAATTAGCAATTTTCCAGATCCTATGGAAGAAGCTAAAAAATTAATACGATCTATGGTGAAAGCGGAGGAGGGTCGGGTTATACTGGCCGCAGACTGGGCGTCCATAGAATATATTCTCTTAATGTGGGATGCAGGAGAAAAAGATAAAGTAGAAGCTTTTAGGAATGGGGCTGATCCATACAAGTTATTTGCTGTTGATTTATTTAAAGTACCGTATGAAGAAGTAACGGATGATCAACGACAGAAATCCAAACCACCGGTACTCGGATCAGGATATATGCTTGGAGGCCCTGGTTTAGTAGAATACGCTAAAGGCTACGGAGTTGAATTAGAACTCGAAGAAGCTGTATACACTACGAATTTATGGAGGTCTAAGCATCCCTTTGTTGTTAATCATTGGTCTAATTTAAAAAATGCTGCCTTAAACGCAGTTCGGTACCCCAGAAGAGAATTCTTTATAAAGAATTCTTCCTTCCAAGTGCTACCAGATCGGACGGGTAGAGAGTGGCTTATTTCTAAACTACCATCTGGTAGGAAAGTATTCTATTGTCAACCGAAACTATATGAGTCTGTATATGGACCAGCCATTAAACATTTAGGAGTAGATCCTATATCTAAACAATGGACTACAGTATATCTTAAACCCCAGAGAATTATTGAAAATAGGATTCAGGCTTTAGGTAGAGATATTTTAGAACCTGCCGTTAAAAGGTTACAGCAGAAAGGTTTTAACCCGTTTGTTACCGTCTATGATGAAATAGTATGTCATGAACCAGAAGACTATTGTAATATAAGACTGCAAGAAATGTGTAAGATAATGAGTATGAGTCCGGAGTGGGGGCCTGACCTACCACTACGAGCAGAGGGATATGTTAGCGAGAGATATAAAAAGAATTAACGTATGCAATATTACACACCTTTATGAGAGGAGATTGTACCTTATGAAACCTTATTATCCTTGGGCAGTAGCAAGAGCCAGACAGTTAAAAGTACCTTTTATTCCTGTAGTACCAGAATCTTTAAAGGTATTATCTAAGCGGGAGGAGAGAGCTTTAACATACTCCGGTATGCCTTTCTTTAAAAAAGCAGAATGTGATGATCCTGAATTCGAGTATGAGTGGGATCGAGTTCAACGTCTTAGAAGAGAGAAACATCCTTTAATATACGGGGGGCGAAGTCAACGAAATAGATTAATACAAGGAACGTTAAAGAGAGGAGAAAGAGTTCCTTTAGGAGAGAACCCAAGAAAGGGCCAACCGTATCGTAGAATGATTGTATTATAAATAAAGGAGATTTTAAATGCATAAGTATGTTCCGGTGAGGGAGTCTGATATAGAAGATTATTTAGTCCGGGAAATAAAAAAGATCGGGGGACGGGCGATCAAGTTTAATCCTCATAATAACCGGGGACTACCAGATCGTATCTGTTTTATCCCAGGAGGATTAGTGTTATTAGTAGAAGTAAAGCGGCCGGGTCAGACTCCCCGATCTAATCAAATAGTACAGTTAGAGAGATTCAAAAGACTCGGAGTCCAAGCTACTTGGTGTGATACCCAATCAAGAGTCGATAGTATTATACGATGGATAAAAGACTTTAAACAAAAATATAAAATGGTGTGCGATGTTACACACCTTTGTTACAGACAAGAATGTCCCTTAAGGAGGAATAAATGAGTTTATCAGACCAGATACTTAAAGATATATACCGTATTCAGCGTATACCAAGTACATTGGAAAAAGAAAAAATACTGATGTCTTACAATACCAGTATAACTTTTAGAAAAATTTTATTTCATACCTATAATCCGTATATGAGATACCATATAAGAAAGATCCCGAAAAACATATATGGAAAGGGTTATAAAGAAATAAGTAATGAGAGTTGGACATTACTATCTAAACTAACTTTACGAAAATTAACAGGAATCGCAGCAAGAGAATCTTTATTTGAGCATTTAGAAAGCCTATCTGAATCGTCATGTCGCATTCTAAAGATGGTAGTAAAGAAAGATTTAAGATGTGGTATAGCTACTAAGACTATAAATAAATGCTTTCCTAATCTAATCCCTGTTTTTGAATGCCAAGAAGTAGAAGAGTGGTCGAATGTACGAGCCAGATATCCCATGCTAATAAGTCCTAAACTTGATGGCAACAGAGGAGAATTTAGGGGAGGCCGAATGTATTCTAAAAGAGGGCATGATATAGTTGGAATGGAACATATAGCCCAATATATAAGAAGTACTGGACTGACTATGGATTTATCAGGCGAACTTCTTATCCCAGGAATGCCCTTTCGTCGGGCGAGTGGTATCGTAAAATCAAATAAAGCAGAAAAACCTAATGTTATATATGCTGTATTCGATATACCATCTCTTGGAACCATGCCGTTGAACCAAAGATTAAAACATTTAAGTCGTATTTTTAAACCTTATGGTAGTAAGGGAGTACCTGTAGTACATATACCACATACGTTAATTCATTCGTTAGAAGACGCTGACAAAATGTATAATTACTGGCTTAAATATGGATACGAAGGTTTGGTGGGTAAAGATCCTGATCGCCCCTTTAAAGCAGGTAAGTCACATGACTGGATGAGAAAAGTTAATTCTATTTCTGCTGAATATCGAATCATAGATATATACGAAGGAGAAGGTAGACTAAGGGGCAAACTTGGGGGTATCATAATAGAAGGTAACATCCGTGTTGGTTCTGGTTTTATGGACCTTGAAAGAGAGAAGTATTTTAAGAAACCGAACTTAATAATTGGTAAATATGCCACTGTAGTTGCAAAAGAAAAAACTGCAACTAATTCTTTACGTCAACCAATCTTTAAAGAAATTCGATGGGATATCTAAAGGAGTCATATGTATGGGAATACCACAGGAATTACAGGATATCAGCCAGTGGACTCATAGTTTTAGTATAGACGATTTAAAAAGACCTTTTCATTCTCATTATACAGTTAATGGTACACTTACTTTTGAACGAGCTTTTAATGTGGCTACCAAAAATAAGTTATCCTTTGGATTTTATACTACTGAGAATGACCCCTATATTCTGGGAGACATAGATAAATTAGAAGATCCTACGGATCTTTCAAAGCTTCATCCTGAAGTAGCCTCTATGTTAATGACTTGGGGTTTGTACTGCGAAGAGAGTCCTTCTGGTAAAGGGATAAGATTCGTAGGTAGACTACCAGCGTCCTACGATAAAGAAAGTTTACATGGTTTTATATATTATACCCGATTTCCTCGTGAAGGGGGAGTTAAAAAAGAGTGCCAAATAAATATAGGTAGACCTTGGCAAAGGTTTACGGGGAGAGAATTGCCCTTTAGTTCCGGAAGAATCCCAGTGATTCCTTTGGAAAAATGGGAAACCGTATTCGCTATTAAACATAAAATAGATGTTCTACCTGTAGAGGAGACTGAACAAGGTGTGCAACATAGCACACCTTCTAAACTTCCCTCGATGATAGAGATAGAAAAAGCGTTAAAGAACACTCCGTTAGACCAGAGTCCTCGATTGATGAGAGCTTATGAAAGAGTCTTTAAAGAATCGTATAATCATTACAACTATTGGTTACGAATAATAATGGCTATACATGATCACGCAACTAAAGCTGGAATGATGATGGAGGGTCTAAAAGCTGCGGTGTCATGGTCACGAACAGATCCGGTATCTTATAAAGGGGATGAAGATATTATAGATAAATGGAGATCTTTATCTGAGAAACCTCTGCCTGTTAGTTATCATACCCTATTAGCTATCGCTCATTATAATCAGTTGCAATGGCCTACTCCCAGACCTATATCTAAAAAGCAAAAAGAATATGGTATAGAGGGTAGACAGCCAATGAATAGTGAGTATGTAAATTTTAAAGCTATGGTAGATTTTTTTGGTATAACCTTATACCGGGATGCGCATACTTCTGGAAAAATGTATATCACAGGGGATGAAGACATAATGAAAAAATATTTTCATTCCATAGATACTACGTATTACTATGATAAGTATAGAGGAATTTTTTCTGAAAGGTCTTTAGCTAATGCTTGCCACATAATGGCCCAAGATATGGGTTTTACTGGATCAACTCTACCGCAGACAAAACAACACGTTCAAAGTTGGATGTTCCAAATACGAGACGAACTTGATTTAGTTAAAAAATATTTTGAAACCCCCTTTGATAAGTTACCTGAATCATACCAAGATAACAAAGAATTTATATCCATTAGTACAATAGGATATATGTTTGATAGTTTACATTTAGATTTCTTAACCGAAGACGAATTAAAAGAAACTAAATTATACTTCAAATATTATAGGTCTTGGTTGATGGGGTTTGTAAGAAACTTGTATTGGCCGGATGAACAGCATATGAATAATTGTATTCTACTATTAACTGGTAGGGAACAGATAAGAAAGACATCGCATTTTAAATATATGCTACCAAAATTCATGAGAGAAGAACGTATTGCTTTTACTACTCATGGATTTAGTACGGAATCAGCGGTACGAGACGTTATAAAACTCGCTGCCGGTAATAGCATTTTAGTATGGGATGAGATCGAACAGTATTTAAACGCCGAAACTGAAAGCAATTTTAAGAAAGTAATAGATAGTAATACTACTAAAATAATTGATAAATACGAAACAATAGAGTCCCGTTTTAAACCTATAGCTATATACGGAGCCACCTCTAACCAAAAGGAGTTTAAACTTTCGGATACTGGTAGTAGAAGACTGTTTCATATCCCCGTAAAATGGGTTGATACTGATCGTTTAGATAAAATTTGTTGGTGGCGAATCGTTAATGATCTTAAAGACGAGATGGCTGCCCATAAAGGGGATGATCCTCCTTGGTTATTAACTAAAGAGGAGTTAGATTACCAATCAACTCTACACGCTAAGATAACTTCTAAGTCAGGATTAGAGATTATTATTAGAGAGATATGGAATTTTAACGAAAAGTGTTTTATACCTGATGGAACAGATCGGATAGAAAATATGAACCCCCTAAAACACGGACAATTCTTATCTACTTCACGAATAATAGAAGAGATTAAGAATAGGTCAAACCCACATACAGTTATACAACGGGCGCATTTAGTAAGACTACTCCATAATTTATGCGGAACGTGGACGGGCACTAAAAATTCTACGAGAATTTTTAAGCAGCCTACTATGGAAATTCGTAGGGGGCTTTGTACTTACAGCCACCAGCATGAGCGATGGGTAATGCCAACTATGAGCCAAATAATACCCGACTGATTAACAAAGGTGTGCAATATTGCACACCTTTAATAAAGGAGATTGACAAATGACTAACAAAGAATTTGAATTATTAGTTAACGAAAGATGTAAGCTTATTAAAGCAGTTCTTAATAGTAAAGGTAAGGAGTATGGGGCTACAGATAGACTCCACAACTTCAAAGTGGCTTCTCGTATTGATGCTGAAACCCCTCTTCAATCTGCTTGGGGAATGTTTAAAAAACATTTAGTATCTATTATAGATATAAAAGACGGTCTACAACTTCCTACTACGGATATGATAAATGAAAAATTTGGAGATGCTATTAATTATTTAATTCTAATGGAAGCATTGATAAAAGAGGAGATTGGCAAATGAAAAAACTAACTTTAGTTCGCTTTGTAAACGGTCCCAGAGTCACCTTAGGAGTTTTGAAATTAGATTCTAAGAATTCTTTATACACTTTAGAAGACCCCTGGAAGAATAATGAAAAAAATGTATCCTGTATACCTTTAGGACATTATATCTGCGATCATTGGCGGTCGGCTAAGTTCGGGGAAACGTATAAAGTTATGGAAGTACCTGATAGAACTGATATTCTTTTTCATATAGGAAATACTACATTAGACACACAGGGTTGTATCCTATTAGGAATGGATATAGGCTTTGTAAACGGTCCGGCCATAACCCAATCCAAGATAGCTTTTGGTAAGTTTAAAATGTTTATGGAGGACGTTCCCCGGTTTATATTGGAGATAGTATCTATATGACTCTCAGAGAATATCAACAACGAGCCGCCGATATGATAGTAAGAAACGGAGCTACTTACCTTATGCACGATATGGGGATGGGGAAGACTCTTACCTGTATTACTGCCATGAAAAAAGTAGGATTACCTGTTATAGTATTAGCTCCTCTCAATGCTATTCTAAATACATGGCCAGATGAGTTAACTAAATGGGCGCCAGACTTATCTTATGTCATCCTACACGGACCCTATAAAAATTCATTAGCTGCTCAAGCTCGTAACTACGATGTACTTCTTTTGAATTTTGAAGGACTACAATGGTGGTATGAAATGGTCATGTCTAAAAGATTTAAACTAAAAAAATTTTTCGTAATATGGGATGAGGCTTCTTTCCTTAAAGACTATACGACTAAAAGATGGGAAATTCTGGTCGAAGCAATGCCTATATGGAGTTCTTATAGAGTTTGTTTAAGCGGAACGCCTATGCCAAATACCATGTTAGACCTATGGGCACAATATTATTTATTGGATAAAGGAAAAAGATTATCACCCAGTTTTTATAGTTTCCGAAGTACGCATTTTAATTATAGTGGACCACCACGGTATATTACCACATTAAAACCTTTTGCTGATACACTTATCTATGATAGGATAGCTGATATAACTGATCGTCTGGACTCGAAAGACTATTTGGAACTACCAGAAGAAGTTCATAACGATGTATATTTGGAACTACCAGCTAAGTTAAGGAATCTATACACTGAATTTGAAAAAGAATTCATGTTAGTTTTTAAAGACGGTGTTAGTGAAGCTAATTCTGCGGCGGTGTTAACTTGTAAACTAAGACAGTTTTTACAAGGGGCGGTATACTACCAGAAAGAAGGTGTGCAATATGACACACCTATACGAGAGGCCCAAATATTTCATAATATTAAAGCAGAAGTACTTAAACAATTAGTAGAAGGATTAGCAGGACAACCTGTATTGGTTCCAATCCAGTTTATATTCGAGTATAAAATACTTTGTGAAACTTTTAAAAAGAAAAGCATACCTATCATATCTGGTCGCACTTCGCCAAAAGATACTCGACAATTGATAACTAAGTGGAATAATGGTAGTCTTCCTATACTATTATGCCATCCCAAATCTGTAGCCCTCAGTTTAAATTTACAGTTTGGAGGGTATAACATAATATGGATGGCGCTACCATGGGAAATGGACTTGTATAAACAATTGATTCGGAGAATAAGGAGGTCCGGACAAAAATCAAACAGGGTAGTAGTTAGTAGACTTATCTTTAAAGATACTATTGATGAAACCATAGCAAAAGTCTTGGCTAAAAAAGAAAGTACTCAACAAGCTTTATTTAACGCTCTGCAAAATAAAAAATGAGGGGGTTCCGAATGAACTGGATGAATTGGTTTATTGGTTTGGGGTTTTTTATCCTGTGGTCTGTGACCCTATATTTGATGGGATTGCTTCAAGGGGAAGAAAACATGGAGCAACGACTTAGAAAAAGAAATAATAAATCTACAAAAGGAGTTTAACGATTATGCAAAAGAAGAATACAAATAAACATGGAGTAGGCTACTATAAAATTGATAAAAAATGGGCCATATTATTTATTGATCTAATTATTGGGCCGGAACTTATTATATTGGCTACAAGAGAACCACAGAGTGCCCAACAGTTAGGGAATATGCTTATAGATTTTGTATTAACTAAAGCGTCCGATCCTGAATTTAAAGACAAACCAGAACTATTTATCGAAAGAGCGTCTGAAGGAGTAGTTACTTTATGGACTACGTACATAAGCTCTAAGCTACTTAAGTATTTAGTTAACGGAGTACCTAAACAAATGCCTCAAATAATACAGGCTCCTTCAAACATAATAATGTGATTCAATTACAAGGGGTGCTACATAGCACCCCTTGTATCTTTTAAGCAACGTATCTAAAATACTTATCCCCTTTTAATCTCACTCCTATATAATACAATTCACACCAAGGACGATATTTCAACCATTTGTACCAGGGTAGCTTTTTACAATCTCGTATCATCGCCTTTCTTAGCTCTATATCGCATTTAAGTCTGTCTTTTTCAGTTCCCCCTTTATAGTATCCATAGTCATGGTGGTCACAAGAAGTATCAAAGAAGACCGCATAAGGAGGAGTTATAATTCCCCCTTTCCCCCCACATCCGTTACATATGAGATACATTTCTTCTTCAGTCAACTCTTCAAATTTTTTCCAAGTTCCGTCAGGATGTTGACCTAACATACTCTTAATTCCCTTTCATTAGTGCAAAGAATCCCGTAACCGCTGCTGCCGCTAAAGGACTCCCCGCCTCAAAATTAATAATTAAAGATACTAATACGATTGCCAAAATAGCAATTACCATTAATCTCTGAGTTATAGGAGTTAATTCTACCATATTAATTTTCTCCTTTATTTAGATATCTTACCAGATGAATCAAGTTTCCCTTCTTTTTTTAATTCAGAAACAGCTAAGGCTATCACCTTTTCTTGAATTAAACTTTCCTTTTGTGAAGAATCCGTTTTTAACTTATTTACTTCCGACTTTACCGCATCACAATCTTCCAAGGTTGGTTTTATTCCGGTATGACCATTACCATACCTGATAGTACCATCATCAAAAACCGAACACTTAGCATTAGGATTAAGATGTATTATACAATCTATAATTTCACATGGGTCTATCACGGTGTCACCTCCTGTACAGTTATACTTGATATAAGAACTCCGCCAAACTTTCTACCCGCAGATATACTATTTATATAAGCAGTACCCGTTTGTGCCCCGACCCTAACTTTAAAAGTTTGGGCTGATGTGCTACCCGCAAGAATTCTTTTTCTCAGAATAAGAATTTGAGGAGTACTTGCTCCTGTAGTATATTCAGCTGTTGCTGATATAGCACTTGTTTCCGAGTCTCTAAAAAGAGCACAACATATCTGAGCATTAGTAGAAGCCGAACAGTTAACAACTACCAATATATCTAACGAATTAGAGGCTGATTTAGGAGTTATTGAGACCGAAAAAAATTCCTCGCCCTCGGTGTTCTGTGGGATAGTATCATCCCAAGGAATATTTACTGAAGTTCCTCCAGTAGATGTATATTCAGTAATTTTTGATTGAACTATTTTTGTCCAGTCCCAAGAAGGGACACTTGCCCCCTGGGTTAGGACTTGTCCTACGCCTCCCTTAGCAAGACGAGCAGGAGTATTAGCAGCACTTGCATAGACTATATCCCCGGTTACGGTTAATAGAGTAGCCAATATATCCGGTATAAATTCGGAAGGGAAAATTGGATTCCCACTTCCATCATCAACCAATACTACTATGTCTCCTATTTCAGTTCCTACTATAACAAGCCCCACTTCAGCAGCGTCTACTGAATCTATAGTTTGAGTAATAGGATTCCATCTCCATAGCTGTCCTGCCATATACGGAGGAAGTTGATAGTCTACTTCTCCTTGATCTATGGGAGCAGAAATAGACCTATTCAAACGTTCAGTTAACTGTTGGGTAATCCAAGTTAATTTATCTAAGGCTCGCTCATGGGCCGTCTCTGGAAAAGCTCCTAATGCTGGATAGGATACTAATTGAGTAAGCTCCATTTCTCTGATAAGAGTAAGAGTAATTATACTACCATCGGGCGGATCATCAAATATAACCGAACCTCCGGAAGGATTAGATAAACCAGTAATAGTAAATGGAGCCGTATAAGCAACTCCGTCCGCATATACTAACATATCCTCCTTAGTATCTACTCTAAAGTTATAGGCGAATTCATCATTAATCCCATCCGGATTATGATCTATTCTATTGATTTCGCTATCTACGGTCATAATAAAATCTCCTAATATGAAGGGGTGCTACATTGCACACCTTTATTTGGGTTTAGACCAGTACTCTTGGCCTTGTTTTCGCATCCATTTTTCCGTTCTCTGAAGTCGAGAATAATAATCCGGATCAGTAAAACGCCTAACTTGATCTAACATTAATCTTTCTACGGCAATTCGAGTATACCATAACCTTAAAGGAAATGCTAATTCTTCCCCAGCTTTTTCTATAGCGGGAAGAAGTTTATTTTCCCACGCTTTACCTGTTTCCATAGCCTCTTTATAAGATCCATGCATAACAGTTATGATTCGTTGAAGATCCCCTACCGTAGGCCCTCCGATCATTCCGGGAACTCCCCCAAACATTTTAGGATCGTTTAGAAATATATCTGCAACTGGACCACCTACGCCCCCTTGAACGAAACCTTCCAGAACAGTCTTAGGAGTAATATCTTTAGGAGTTTTTCCTTTAGCTGCATCTTTCAGCATAGAGATTAAGACTCCCATTATGGTGGTAGTAGTTATTAAGCTGGTTCCATAAGCCAATCGTGTCCCAACCCCCAGCCCTTTATCTAACATCATCGAAAAGTTTGATACCATAACCGATATACCAAAGGTTTTAAACTGAGTTCCGACCTTTATAAGCTCGTTTGCAGCCGTGTTAGTTGGAGCCCCTAACGTAGACAGGGCTTTCATCTTAGCGTTAGGTTCGGGAATAGCAAGCGTCATCTCTTCTCGAATCATACCTACTAAATTAGCTTTAGTAACGTCATCTAAAGCTTCTCCCATTGGGTCTATAAAAGTAACTCCATCTTTAGTAAACTTAGATTTACGAATAGTATCCCAAGAGGTATCGTTAAAACCGTATCTTTCAAAAGCTCGTTTTAGTCCTGGGGGGAGTGAGTCAAATTTAGAAGCAGAATGATCCGCCATAGAGGATAAGAACTCTAACCCAAACGTAGCCTTAGCAGAGTTAGTCCAATGGTTCAGACCATTGGCTCTTATAGCAAAATCTGCAACTCTATCTAACATAGAAGAACCCATTGAATCGGCAAAACGAGATACTGCTATAGCCTTTTGATTAGCGTAGTCAGCTAACAAACCTAAACGAGCTGCTACTTTATAATCTTTATTAGTAACTAAATTAGATATCTGTCGAGTAAATACTTTTAAAGGATTCAAACCATCAAACATAGATCTAACTGTAATAAAAGATATATCAGATAAAGCAGTTATTCCGGATATAGGAAGTTTAATCGCCGTTTGTAAAGATCTAATTCCACGAGACGTGTTAGATATCCAATCATCCGCATAAGGGTTTCGGGCTTTAATATTATCTAACGAAGCCTTAGCCCATTCCCCTGTTCGGGGATTACCTGTTATTCTTTGCGCTTCCACCACCAAATCATTTATCATTTTAGAGGGGTTGGTTCCTAACTTCTCTATTAACCCTATTTCTGTGGCCATAGAAGCTATATATTCTTTCATTGACTCAACCGGATTAACATGGCGTCCGTATTTTTTATTATACTCCAGCCAAGCTTTTCCGTTAACAGGTTGTAATTGGCGGAACTGTTGGTGGGAGTTTCCTAATTTGTGGCCTTTAAGTTCTCCTACTTTTTCAAATTGTAATTCTACAGCTCCTTCAGAAGTTATATTTTTGTATATCTTTCTAAGTAATTCATCATCTGATATTTCTTTAAAATCTGCCCGCTTCCTAAGATCAAAAAGTTTTTTAGCATCGGATATCCATGTACTTTCTCCGGCTGCTTTTAACCGAGTGGACATATGATTTACAGGAATATTAAATCCTTTTAACTCCGTTATATTTCCTCCAGCCCTATTAAAACGTTCAAGGATATCTTTAGTTACTTTATGCCAAGCATCAATAAGGGCTTGCCCTCCTTTGGGTATCTTAGCATCCGCATCCCCAAATATACCTTTAACTATATTCTCTATAAATTCCGGATTAGATGCTCTACGTAGGCCCATAAAAGTGGGACGAGTTTGATCTATTAAATCAATTAACTTTGAAACATAGGTTCCTTGGACCCCTTCTATATATTTATCAACTGATACCCTACCAGATCGTTGTCGAGTACCACTCCCGGAAACTATATCGAGTAGCGCTCTACCCACTGAAGCTTGTTTTTTAGTAGAGCTATTTATATAATCCACCAGATCTTTTTTAATATTAGAATCTATTATAGCCCCGTATTTTGAATGTGATACTACTGCTCTGGCTTTAATGAGGGTGTCCTGCCAAAGGAAAGAATCGTTAGTAGCTATAGCCGTTTCAAGTTTAGCGTAATCTTCCGGCTCTAAAGCATTTTTTAATTTGAGTAGACAGTTTTTATTCATTACATACACTCATCTATTAATTTAAGGTTATCATCAAAACTATATACTAACTTATCTTCGGGGCTTAACTTAGCTCTATCCACTTCTGGAAGAGTTTCTATCGAAGGGGTGCTATGTTGCACACCTTCTTTAGGTTCTACTACAGGTTGCCTATCCATAAAAGCTTTCTCTTGGGCTTCTTTTATACCCTCTTTTCCTTCTTCTAATATAGGCGGTTTTCGTAGAGCTGCATCAGTATCAATAGATTCAGACTCTCTAAGTACTTTAGATAAAGGGGCGTTAGGATCAGACTTTTTTAGAACGTGAACTATCGGTTCCAGTTCAGGGTTCTTTTCCGCTAATCTGGTAAATACATCTAATCCTTGGACCACTGTTATATCAGACGGAGTTAGTATTTTACCTATAGTTTTACCCGCAGCGGCTAAACCTGCTGAGCCTAATCCAGCAAAGGCTATCTCAGTTAATACTGAAGCAGCATTATAATTAGCTCCTATACTATCTTTCCAAGAAGATTTAAATACTTGAGCAGCCGCCTCAATTCCTGTTTCTATAACTCCTACTCTTAAAGCAGCTTGCGCTATGGTAGCTGCACTACCATACCCTGTTAAAAAAGAAGTAGCATAAATAGGGTCTATGGTCATAGCATGAAGACGGCCTGCCATCTCTCCTATGAATCCTCCAACTCCTTGTTGGGCAAAGATTTTTCCGGAACGTTCTCTATAACCAGAGTATTCTTCCAATTTAGTTTTTTCATACGTTTCTCTGTCTGGTACATCCACTAAACCTAATGTATTACGAGCATAGTAGGCAAGCCCATCCATATCATTACCATAGAATTCCGTAACATTGTCGGGAATCACGCCTTGGGAATGGTAGTCTAATAACTTTTTATTCCGAGCGTTCTCCGTCTCCGAAGGGATAAATCCGGATATAATTGGCAAATCCTCCGTCATGGATAAACCTAAGGCATGATGCCAGTTTTCTATAAAGCCTGTAGTTCTGGCATCTTCGTAGGTGGATGTTGGTTGTTCTATATCGGGTACAGGGTATAGTCTCATGATTATGTCCTACCAAATTGGTTTAAGTAGTTGATTTAATCTTTGTTGAAATTCAAAATCCGCTCCGGTTTCCCCTCTTTTAATAGCTTCTACTTTATTTTCCTCTTCCCTTTTTTGCTCTTCTTTTTCTTCATCTCTCCAATCTTGGCTATTAGTAGAAGCGTTAGGATCAAAAGTAAACACAAACGGAGTTACTCCATCTGGTTTTTTTACATAGGCTCCGTTCTTATCTTTTAATAAAGACATTCTTTTTCCGATACCTACTTGAGTTAGTTCTCCGTCTAAAAACATTTGCCGAGCTTGTTCAGGAGTATACCCATACATCCGCATTTCCGGAGTTTCCCAATAAGAAGGTTTTATATCTCGCATAAATTTTTTATAAGTCCATCCGGACATACCAGGAACGGGAGACTGAATAGTATAACCATTGTATTCTATCGCTCCTCCAGTAAGATTTTGAAACACTCTATCCATGCTATCATTGGACATATCCCCCGAAGCAGCCAGAGCAGCATAAAAAGCGTCTATAGTTTTGGTCTGTTGAGTAGGATTTCCAGCATACATACTCCCCATTTTTTGAATAACATAAGAATCTATTAGTGACTTATTTTCTTTAAAAAGTAATTGGGTCATTTTATCTTCTTTAAGTAAACGACTTCCTTTTAGAATCTGAGAAGCTAAAGGAATATAGTTAGATCCTTGAGAAGCTATCTGACCCGCAACTGCCCCAGTTCCGGCTATATCATATTTCTTTAACTGTTCATAAAATGATTCAGCATCTTCTCCAAGAGCTTTATTTATTGACATAAAAAACTGTAACTGATCGGGAGAGTTTTCAATTCTATTTCCAAACTCTACTAATTCATCTACTTCTAAGAACCCCGTGAACGTTCCATATTTGGTTTGAAGAGTTTTAGCATCTGTTACTCGTTTTTTTAAAGAATCTACCATAGCTTCCGGAGACGAATAATCTATAGGAGAATTGTTTACCAACCCTACTTCTCTACCAAACTTCATAGTATCAGTTCCCCGGAGAGAAATGCCTTCCTCATAAGATTTTTCTAATTTGTCTATTAGATAAGAAGCTTCGGCGCTTCCAGTAGAAGCAGCCTTTAACTGATCTAAGGATTTTCTTTGGTCTGTAGGAGTCTGAAGCATTATCTGAGCTACCACAGGTTGGTGTTTTATAGCCCACTCCATCTCTCTTGCAAGAACGGGGTCTTTATCCGTTATGGCATTTTTAGCAATATTATAATATTCGATATCTATAGGTTTCTTTTTCCAAATATCATCTACCATCGTCCGAGCGTCCTCTTTTAGAATTTTTATTTGGGACTGTCTCCCCGCTTCTTTAGCAGACTCGATAGTATGTATTGCTGAAGATAGACCGCTAACTAAAGCTACCTGATCTTCTGTAGGAATGTTAGAAGTCATAGCTTCATTATTATCTAATAATAACTGACGATCTCTTTTAAGTTTTTCTATATCAGCATTATCAGCATAGCCTAATTCTATAGATTCTTTAAAATAGTTTTTCTGCCTTGTTTCGGCTATCGTATCATACGCTTTCTGTTTAACATCATCAGGCAAACCAGAAGTATCAACTATCCCAGTCGCTCCGTCATAGTTCTTCTTTAATAAGGCTCTGTCTAACGCTATCATAGATTGCTTAGCATTATACATTATCTGTTCTTTAGAAGCCCTAATAGATTCATCTGCATATATAGCGGATTTTTTTAATGAATAAGCAGTTACAAACTTCTCTCTTAGTTGCCTATCAGAGATACGAGAAGACGCGTTATCTATAGATTCTTCGTATTTTCGAGATCTCCATTCCGCATATATTCTATGTTTAGGAACGGTTTGATCCATATTATCAATTCCAATCTCTCCTAACAGGGAGTTAAAATGTCCGTCATCAACTTCCATAGGATCGTATTGATCTTTACCACCATATTGGGCTACAAAATTGTCATCCGCTTCGTTCACTAACAGAGTCGCTTCCTGAAATTGACGCTCATTTTCTCTTTCTACGTATCTGTTAGATGCTTCTTGTAGGGGTATCCCTATAGCATTAAACATGGCCGTACGCATATTAGCTTCATGGAGAGGGGCTTTTATATCGGGAGTTCGTAAAGGTTCAACTGCCCCTTTATTTATATTAGGTAACCGCATTAATTAACTCCTTGGTCAAAGGTGTGCTATGTTGCACACCTATATTTTAAGAAATAGTTAAAGGCCCTGAGTAACTTCCGGGTAGAGGGGATTTTTTAGGGTCATAGGTACTCCACATATTTCCTATAGCTCCCGCAGCTTTTCCAGCTGATCCCCAAAAACCCGTCATTGCGTCTGTATAGGCATTTCGTCCTTCAGCTAAAGCTGATTGATAAGACGATGCGCCGACCTCTTTTAGCCAATCCATTTCTTCTCGTCCTGCTTTCTCCAAAGCTCCTATATAGATTTCTGTAGAGGCTCCTCCAACTCCCGAAGCAGCCGCCCTGGCTCTTGCCAAGGATTCTTTTCTACGGTTCTCTTCTTCTAATCTTTTTAGTTTTTCGGAAGTAGTAGCCGCTTCCATTTCGGCTTTTCTACGGGCTTCATCTTTAACGTCACCGGCTGCGGAACGAGAAGATAACATACTCGCTCCAGTCATAGCTAAAGAACCTAATGACATGGCTCCCCCAAGAGACAAAGCTCCTCCAGTTCCTATTAGTCCCGCAGTAGCTGCGGCAGTTCCTGTCGCAGCAGTCCCAAATAAAAGAGGCATTATTGCTGGTGCTGGTCCCATAATTAAAGTTCTCCTTCTTTAAATATTTTTACGTACCCTATATAATCATAACCTCCATCAGCGGCTTGGAGCATACGATATTCTTCTACGAATCCTAAACGTTCTATCCATTTCTTTTCTATTTCTGATCCATCGGAAACAGTAGTATATATTTTTTTAAAATTCTTATATGCCGCTCCTATAGTAAGGGCTTTAAGAACTTCTTCTGATATCTCTTTAGGATTATCTTTAATTCTATCACTAATTAAAGTAAATACTTGTCCACAGTTAACCGATACATTTGTTAGTCCTATACAAGCAACTATATCTTGGTTCTGAAAAATAGATACAGAAGCTGACGACATAAATAATATATCTAAAGCATCCGAAGGAATACTTCTCCAAGGGGCGTTAAGAAACACGTCTCCTTGTTCGTATTGTCGTACATCCATTTATATTTCCTCCTGTTCTATTTGACCAAAAATTCCAGATATTTCAGTCATTATGGGAAGGTCTTGTTCAATAGTTATGATAGCGTCTAAATCAGTTCCCCTACTTTTACCTTGTATAGTTTCTGATCGGGGGGACTCCACTACCCCCATAGGGGTGAAAGCGTGACGAGTAGCTCCTCTAACTCCGTTAATCAAAGGGGGATAAGAATTTATCAACTTCATGAATATTTTAACCCATCGTTTTACCATTCCTCTGGTAGTACCAATAGGATTAATAGCATCTGCTATAGGTAATGTTTTAGCAATAGAATGTATTTTAAGTCCTATATCTATAACCTTACCCCCGAATTCTAAAGTAACTTTTCCAGTACCTGCTACAGGTGTAGCATTCGGGTGAACCGCTCCGTCAACTAAAATTTGACATTCTTTACCAATTAAATGAGGAGCGTATATTTCAGTAATAGCTGAAGAGGATACTTTATGTACATGAGAATCTAATTTTACATATCTATTAGAAGTATACCTTTCTAAATATATAATTCCCGCACCTTCTGATCTATCGACTAACACCCATATTTCATCCTCTCCTCCTGAAGGTATAACGCAAGCATCTATTACAATTCCTTGAGTAGTTCGTCTATAGAATCCCGCAGATCCAGATAGTGATTCGTATGTCCCAACTACTACTCCATCATTCGCAGTAGTTGCAACTAATAAAGATGAAGGATTAGGTGCCCATAATAAATTTGTTAATTTATTATTTCCCATTGTAAGATGTGTAGAAGCAAAATTAACTTCTTTTGATATCCAAGCATCCTTGGCCCATTCATATCCTATTTTTCGTATTCTTCTACCATCAGCAGATATGTATAAAACATCACTTCCTATATCTAAACATTGATGAGGCATAGATCCATTAGAACTTTGAGGACGGGATTTAATATCTCCTGGGATAATCACACCTTCTGTACTGGTTAGTATATACTCAGTATTATCAGTTCCTATAACCATATTTTGAGAACCTGCTAACCATCTGATTCTTCCTTGACGTTCCAAATCATGGGATAATGCATCATCCGCCAAAGCTCCTGTTGTAAAGTTTGTATAGGCATTTGATTTAGAAGCCCATATTCGATTAGGGTTATCACGAGATCCAGCTAAATATAAACGCCCTTCAAAGAATTCTATAGCTACTGGATAACTCCCACTAACCCATTCTACCGGAGCCGCCGTAAAAGATATAGGGGCTAATGTCCATACTTTAGTAGTACGGTTATACGATAAAACTTGTGTTATAACTCCTGGAGAAGTAAGATATAAATTAAAACCAGTAGGAGTCATTTTTCTTTGCATAAACCGAATATCATCATCTGAAACCCAAGGAGAAGTGAAAGAAACATAAACAGGGGATACATCCATATCAAAGCAATCAACTCTATTTAATATTTTTATATTAGAAGGACCACTTACTCTAACTTCCATATACATGGTAGTAGTTGAACAGATTAAATCTTCTATTACTACATCTGCTACCGTAGCAAAACTTCCAGCATATATTTCCGAACCCCCTAACGTAGTTCCTATATTTACTTCTAAAACCCCGTCCCCGCTAAATAACTCTATAGCAAGTTTATTCTTATGACCTATAACTACAGTAAGAGCTTGACGTATCCAAGCATCTTGAGTCTCATTGGTCCCTCCCGTTAACGTACAAGCACCGCCACCAAAACTTACTGAACCGGCTCCGGTAGATCCAAAAATCCATGAGGTACTACCAAAGTCGAAATTAGAATTAGCAACTAACGTAGCAGTTTGAGCTACGCCTATTTGATCGTATATCCTAACTAATGTTTTAGTTACTGAAACAGCGAATCGAGTAAAGACGTCTACTACAAATTTAAATACTCTACCATAAGTGCCCGCTACAGAAGCTACATATTCGGTTCCTTGACTGGTTATTATAGTTCCTTCAGGAGTTATACGCCAATTTTCTATATAAGACATAGCATGTTTTCTACCCTCAAGATCCTCCCTCATTTCCATTCGGGGACTTATTTCACCAGCTGAGAAATCTGTTTGAGTAATATTTTTTCGTGGCATTATATCCCCCAATCATATACGGAATTACTTCCTCTGCCGTACCGGGCTCCGAGTAATCGAGACGCATATACTCTCTTAGGGGAACCTTGCCCCCCGTCTATAGCACCCCCATTTTCTAACAGTCCTTCGGATAGAGTCACCATATCATTTTTAAATACCCTACTTGCTGTTAGCGGTCCAGATATAAATTCTGCTAATTTATGAGCGACCGCTATAGAGAAAGTAGGAGTAAATAGGGAAGTATCAGTAATCAGTTTAGTGTATCTAATATATACTACAGAGTGATTAGTCAAAAGTTTATTACCGCTTAACTGATAGAGTATTCCATACTCTAATTTAGGATTATCGGACACTTGTCTAACAACCAAACAATCTGAGGGGAGTTGAAATTGAGTAGAAAAGTCAGCTGCGGGGATCGCTGTTAGAGGAGAAAGACGTTTATAGTCGGAAGCAAATGTCCAATCTCTGTTTTCTAAACAATAGTTTCGGGCATTGGGATAAAAAGTCTTACATAGATCAGACTCTTTACTACCATCCTCAAAAGAAGTTATAGGACTACCATCGGCGAATCCTATAGCCATATTACTTATCTCAATTGCGTCCATACAATCTCCTTTTATAAAGGTGTGCGATATCGCACACCTTTTATTTACCCGCTCTTATCAATCTGCGAATTTTTTGTATACCTACTTTTCCTAATTCTACTATAAACGTATCCAAAGCCACAGGAACTCCGTTTTTTATTAGAGTAACTACTCCATTGAAATCCAGAATTCCGAATAGATTAACCGTACTTATAACTGAAGTTAGATTTCCTGTAAATGATAGTACTCCTTCCACCAATCGTACTATAGCTGTTGACTCTTGTAATGCCCCGGAAAAAGATACTGTTCCAGATACGGACCGATGGTAGTCTTTATTTAGAGATACTCCTCCAGAGAATGGCATATTAACTCTCCGCATTAACAGTAAGTTGATAGGTAAACTCAATAGTATCAAGATTCTCTACCGGAACTGCCGTAAATACTGATCTATCCATTAGTGTACCCGCTGTAGAAGCTGAGAATAATCCGTGTTCTACAATAGATCTGGAAGCGGAGTAAGTTATAGTAGCAACCGATTTATAAATATTAGAGGAGGTTCCTTCTATTTGAGTTCCAGTTTGTCTGGTTTCTACTTCAGTTATAAGAGCAGTTTGTGCGTTACTCTCAGCAGTATTATCAGTTCCGGAAGCATGGTACTTAAAAGCATCCATAGGCTTAGTAGTAGAATTCTGTAAGGAGTCTACTAAATACTGAGTAAAAGCCTGAGTAACCTTTTGACAGGATACTAAACCATAATCACGTAAAAGCTGTTTTCCTCTAAAATGGCGAAGTGACAAGAACCCAAAACATTCAAGTACATTAGGTTTCTTAGTTATTTTTAAATCATATAAAATATCTTCTAAGGTTTTATTTTTCGGGAGTATTCCTAACTCTACTCTGGCTCTTGTCCTGAAAGAACTATGGTTCCTTTGGTTAGTACTTTGTAACATTTAGGGGAGTCTCCTTTTTTATAGGGTATTGTAGTTCCATGATAGCCATGTTTCTTAATGGCCCCAGATGCCAATTTTTTATTAATATCTTTACTGTGTTTTCTACGAGAAAAATCATCAATTACCTTACCTTTGGAATCTCTTATAAGATGTTTTTTAGGATTCCAAAGGTAAAATATTATCTTCTTAATAAAATCTAACATTATAATACTCCTTGGATTAATCTATGATAATGTCTTTTCATACTTATAGTTCCGGACATACTGGAAAGAACTCCCTCTATACTAACCGTATTTCCTCCTCCTGCAATTGGAATCGAATAGAACACAGGGCTGACTCTATGCCAAAGACCCCATAAGTTATCATTGATATATGCTATCTGATCGGCTGATAACGTAGCATCAAATACGAAACCACAGTGAACTTCTTGTTTCCCATGATAGGCTGTTGTGGCAGGAATAGAAGATACGCAGTTTATACCAAATGAATCAGGCGCACCACCATTAACAAGTGACACACTCCAAACCTTCTCCCCTTCAAAGTATGCTGCTGGCCCAACACTATCCCAGGTTAGGACAACCAGTGTCGGCTTGTACACCTCAAAATACTTGCCAGTTGCATATCCTGTCGTGGTGAAAAACCCAGGACGGAACTCTCCGCTATTATATCCTAAATAGAGCCTATCCCCCGCCCCAACTCGCATTGTTGCAAGATATCTGGTATTCACTGATTCCCACAATGAGGTCATGACCATGAT